CTTACACACCAAGAAAAATGGGAGTTTACAAAAATTCTTTTTCGTGGTATAATTATTAGTATGGTAACGGTCACCATCTTGGCCGGAATTGTTATTTTGTTCTAAGGAAATATATGAATCGCTTTGTTAAACTGTCGTTGATTGCTGGCGCTGTTGCTTCTATGGCCGCATGTACTCGAATTGAGACAGGTGAAGTTGGTGTTCGAGTTGGTTTTGATAAGCAAGTTCAATCGGGTGAATTGATGCCTGGTACTTTTAACCAAGTTCTGATTGGTGATGTTTTGACTTTCCCCGTTAAGGATGTTAACGTTGTCATGGAGAATATGACTCCTGTCGCTAAGGACAACTCTACAATGGCAGACTTTGATGCTGTAGTTGTGTATAACATTAATCCTAGTCAAGTGTCAGAACTCTATTCTAGTAAGAACAAGAGTTTCCACACAGAACATCGTGGTGATATCTATTTGATGTACAACTATGTTGTTCAGAATGCTCGTAATGCAATTTACAAAACTGCTCGTAAGTATGAAGCACTGGACATGGCTGATAACCGTGATAACATGGAACAGATGATCAAGGAAGAAATCACAAAGAATCTTGCTGAAGAAAAGTTGGATGGTTCTATTACTATCTCTCAGGTCATGATTCGTAATGTTACTCCCGCAGCAAGTGTTGTTGATTCTGCTAATGCATTGGTTCGCTCCAAGAACGAGTTGAAACAGAAAGAAGTTGAAGTGAAGACTGCTGAAGCAGAAGCACGTCGAATGGCAGCCTTGGCAAATCAATCGTCTAGTTCTATTGCATATATGCAAGCACAAGCTATGTTGAATATCTCTGAAGGTATTAAAAATGGTAAAGTGCAAACAATTGTTGTTCCATCTAATTTCACAGCGTTGATGACTAAATGAACAATGATCAATGGGCAGGACTAAGTCTTGTCCTATTTTTCTTAGGTGTAATTGTATCTCACATAGCTGCAGTTGTTGCAGTTGTGTGGGGTATTTGGTGGTTCATAACATGGATATTTTAAGATGAGTGACTTTGAAGTACATCCTATTGGCACTACTGAAGAAATTAAACTTTCTCGTGAACTTTCTACACAAATAGAAGCAATATTGTATGATTATGGTAAGGTTATTCCACATAACGTCTATAACGCATACATGAAACTGAAAGATTTTTATGCAAAACAAATCGAAGCAGGAATGCTGTAACGGTGATTGTAATCAAGGACGTGATTGTCCTAACAAAAATGGCTATGTTCCAGGTTTTGCACCAATTGTAATCGTATTTTTAGTAGTCATGTTGACACTAATGACAATTAAGACATTTTTATCATGAAAGTATACATTTCAAAGTACCGCGATCATTGGTTGTCTCCGTACAAAGTACTTGAAAAAGTACTTTTTTGGAAAAACTGGGAAGAAATTGACTATGATGAGCCGTGGGTTGAAAAGTGGTCAGATCGATTGCTACCATTTTGCACATTTTTGCAAAAATTCTTAGATTTTGTTCATCCAAAAGTCAATTATGTGAAAATTGACCGTTGGGATACTTGGTCGATGGATCTTACTCTTGGTCAAATTGCTCTTCCAATGTTAAAACAGCTAAAAGCTACCAAACATGGAGCTCCTTTAGTTGACGACGAAGACGTTCCAGACGAATTGAAGTCTACTTCAGCACCTGCGAAAGAAAACGAGTGGGATACTGATGGTAATCACTTTAAACGCTGGGATTATGTCATGGACGAGATGATTTTTGCGTTCGAACATCGTCTTGATGACTCTTGGCAAGATAAATTCCGTTCTGGCGAAATTGATATTGTTTGGAAACCAGTTGACGTGAATGGAAATGAAGTTCCAAAGAAAGAAGCAAAGTATTTTGAGATGGGTCATGGACCAAAAGATACTTACAAGTGTGATTACGATGCAATTCATAAAGTAGAAGAACGTATTCAAAATGGATTCCGTCTCTTTGGAAAATATTATTCGGGACTATGGGACTAATACTTCAAAATATATTGAATTGGATTAAGAATGACTTCAGAACTCATCCTATTCGTTTTATCGTGGAGCTTACTGCTTGGGCTCTTTCAATTGGGTGTAGTATTGCCATGGCTATCACAGTCCCGAATCCGCCCTTACTATATTTGTACCCTGCTTGGATCCTCGGTTGTAGCATCTATCTCTGGGCTGCTTTTACTCGGGGAAGCTTTGGCATGGTTGCGAACTACTTACTTTTAACTACAATTGATATTGTTGGATTGATTAGATTATGGACGACTGCGTAATTTACGACTTTGAGACACTTGGACAAGATCAACGTAATTCTGTTGTATTGTCTTTTGCAATGATTACCTTTAGTGAACGTCATTACAAGAGTGATCCATATGATTATATTGAACTTGTTAATAAAGCTAAGTTTATAAAGTTTGACGTAGCTTCTCAGGTTGAATATGGTCGTAAGATTAATCTCGAAACGTTAAAGTGGTGGAGAGATCAAGGCGATGAAGCTCAGAAACAACTTCGTCCAAGTCTAGAAGATAAACCTATTGCAGAATTGTCTTCTTTTATTCTTAAGCATACAAAAGATTGTAAGATCAAAAAGGCTTTTACACGCGGAAATACTTTTGATCCAATGTTTCTGCAATACATTATGGAAGAAACCGGCAATAAAGATCCATTTCATTGGCGTACGGTTCGTGACACTCGTTCAATGATTGAAGGTATGTCATTTGGTATGAACATTGATAATGGATTTACACCAGGTGAACTTGAAAACAAATTTATTAAACACGATCCAAGACATGATATTGCAATGGATGTAATGAGAATGCAACTTCTCGCACAAGCCATTTTACAATAATTCGTGTTTATGGTATAATAGAAATATGAAAATAGCTCTTGCATCTGATTTACACCTTGAATTTGGCCCCATCTCACTAGAGAATGAAGGGGCCGATGTGCTTATTTTGTCGGGTGACATTATTGTCGCTAATGATTTGAGAGAACGTGATGTTTACAACATTAAAGGTTATGCAGATCGCTCTAATAAATTCCATACGTTCTTTGAAGAATGTTCTGCACGATTTCCGCATGTCATTTATGTTATGGGGAACCATGAACATTATCACGGTGACTTTGCTAAGTCTCATGGAATTTTGCGCGATAATCTTGGTTATCTACGTAATCTTCACATTCTTGAAAGAGAATATGTTACCATTGATGATGTGACTTTTATTGGTGGCACTCTTTGGACTGACATGAATAATGGTGACGCATTGACTTTATATCATATGCGTACTATGATGAATGACTTTAGGATTGTCAAAAATAGTAATCGTGAAGTGAACTTTAAAGATGAAGATGGCAAGTTTCATACTCGTCCTGCAAAGTTTTGTGCAGAAGACGCCTTTGAAGAACACGTGAAAATGAAAGAATATATTCGTCATGTGATTGAAGGACAGTTTGACGAAAAGTTTGTGGTTGTTGGACACCATGCTCCAAGTAAGCAAAGCACTAAGCCTCGTTACAAAGATGATGTATTAATGAATGGTGGTTACTCTTCTGATCTAAGTGAATTCATTCTTGATCATCCGCAAATTAAACTATGGACTCATGGACACACTCATGACAAGTTTGATTATATGATTGGATCTACACGTATCCTATGCAATCCTCGTGGTTATATTGGATATGAAGAGAGTGCTGATAGTTTTAAATTGGAATATGTAGAATTATGATAATTGAACTTATTGAAGATGAAAACAGCGATCTCATTCTTCCACTTAGTGACGAATTATGTGCTGAAGCGGGATGGAATATTGGTGATACTATCGAGTGGATCGATAATAGCGATGGTTCTTGGACAATGAGGAAGAAAGAAATGGAAAAAGAACTTGTGTTAGTTGAATGTATTTCTACATTTCGTATGCGCTACGTGGTTGAAGTTCCCAAAGGTAAAAAGGAATGGGCAATGGATACTGTTACTATGAATGAAGCCGAAGAGTTTTCTCAAGAGCATATTGGCGAACAAATTCTTTCACACCGTGTAATTGATAATGCAGAATACCTAAGACTCTTTGCTGAAGATAACGCCTATCTAAACAGTTGGGATGAAGATACGAAATTTAGATTTGTAAAACGCTGGGAAGAACAACAAAATGACATTGAACATTCTAAGTATTACTACGATACCGAAAGAAACAAATGAAAATCTATCTTGATATGGATGGTGTCCTTACGGACTTTGAAAAGCGATATGAAGAACTCTTTGGCGTAAGACCAATTGAGGTACAACACCGTACAAAACACTTTTGGAGCAATTGGCAAGAATTCATCAATGGTGGCAACTTTAAAACTTTAGAAAAGCATAAGTACGCTGATCGTTTGCTGGAATTCGTATCTACACTTGGAGTTCCTGTAGAAATTCTTTCGTCTTCGGGTGGGCAACAAAATCACGAATGCGTAACTACACAGAAAGTTGCGTGGTTGTGCAATCATGGTATTCCATATAAAGCTAATATTGTTCCAGGTGGTTCTAAGAAAGCAGAATATGCTCATCCATGGCATATCTTAGTAGATGATACACAACACGTTGTTGAAAAGTATAGAGCTGCCGGTGGTACAGCTGTTTTGCATTATGATATTGATACTACTATTGCAGAACTGTCTAAACTATATTTGGAATGGCGTGGCGGTGAATGATTTGCGCATCAGTCACTATTGCTAGTCAAATGTTACTTCAATCTGGGAGTAGCGAAATTCGTGATTATGTTTATAAAGAACTTCAATCACAACTTGGTTCTGCGTTAATAAAAGATCTAGAAAAGCATATGAATATAAAAGAAACAAGAGATGCATTAACTGATACAATAACATATACCGCAATAGTTGATCCTAATGCTTATCAAACATCTCTCAATACTATAACTGTTGCGGGATATAACGGTGTTGTTGGTACTTCGCATATAAGCCCTGTACAAAAAAACCTACGTGTGGTAGAATATACTAAATCTGGCAAAATTACACGTGTTGAATTACAATTTTACGATGAAACCAGCGATGATTGGATTAAAGTTCCAAGAATCCAACTAGAGGAATAATATGTTTAGCGTTAATACACCAAACAAACTTGAAACACAATCATATAGTGCACCAATTCCTCCATCGCCACCTCCAATTACAATTGTTAAACCACTTTCATATCAGTTCCAAGTTGTTGAATATATGAAAGATGATAAGATTGTGAAAGTAGAACTTCAAGTTCAACAAACTACACATGACGAATATGGTAATGTTATGTTTAGTTCTGGATTTTCGCCAGTTCCGCGTATTCAACTCCCTATGATTGATCACAAATGATTTTTAAATTTAAACAAAAACCAGTAGTTCTTAATGCATATACTTATCGCAAAGAATTAGTCGATCTATTCCCTATTCAGCGTATGCAAAAACATATTCCAGAATGGTGGAGAAATATTGATGGAAAAGCTTATCATCCTCAGTTTGGAGAAACAGAATCCAATACAATGAAACATTGTGCTGGGTTTATGGACTTCTATAAGTATGGTTATACGATTCCACTTTGGACTGACGCTAAGTTTAAATTGGGTATGAATGGTAGATCGTTTGATGCACTGTTTTCTGATGAAGGAAGCCAAGGTATTATTCATCAACCAGAACAACGTGGATCATATTTGCCTGCTAACAAATATCAACATGTCAAACTATCATCTCCATGGATGATTGATTGTTCTGAAGAAGTTAATTTTGCGTTTGTTGGCAACACTTGGAATATTGATAATCCAGATGATATAATTGTTCCTTCCGGTGTATTGAATTTCAAATATCAAAAATCTCTGAACATCAATATGTTCTTGTCATATTCTTCTAAAGAAAAGGTAATTGAAATTGCAAGTGGAACTCCACTGTTTAATCTATTGCCAATGACAGAACGTGAAATTGTTTTAAATGTCAAAGGTGTATCAAAAGAAGAATTTGCAGACAGAATGGGTGTATATCAACACCATTTTGCATTTAATGGTAATTACTTTAAACTGCGTAATTTCTTGAAAAAGAAAGAACAAGAAGAAACAAAATCTAAGTGTCCTTTTGGATTTGGAAAATGAATATCTTTTATCTTCACGAAGATCCTGAAATCTGTGCTCAAATGCACAACGATAAGCATGTCGTCAAAATGATTTTGGAATATGCTCAACTTTTGTCTACAGCTCATCGAGTTATAGATGGCGTTGAGCAACAAGCGTTGTCTAAATCTGGTCGTAAACAAAAAGTTTGGCAACTAGATGACGAGCGCGAAACCAATATTTACAAAGCTTCGCATATTAATCACCCATCTGCTAAATGGGTAAGACATAGCGAACAGAATTATTTGTGGCTCTTTGAAATGTGGGTAGAACTTCTTCGTGAATATGCGCACCGTTATGACAAGGTGCATTCTTCTGATCGTTTAGTCGATTATCTAGCAAATGCACCAAAGAATATTCCAAAAGATGTTGAATGGTCTCCACCATGGCGCGCCATGCCAGACGAATATAAAGTAGATCGTTCTATTGAAGATTATACTGTTAAATCATACCGAGCATATTATCTTGGTGCTAAAGTAAAAATGTGCCGTTGGACTAATCGTGAAATGCCACAGTGGTTTGCAGATGGTATAAATACATTATATGAAGATGCTTGTTATATTGAACACAAGCCAAAACTGAATAGAATTATTTCAATGCCACTACAGTATGCCAACGTATAAATTCAAAGACACTCGCACCGGAGAAGAATTTGACAAGTTTATGTCGATCTCCGCTCGCGAGCAGTATCTAAAAGACAATCCCCATTTAGAGCAAATGATTGCAGGTGTTCCAATGATTGGAGATCCTGTGAACATGGGCGTCACCAAGCGCGATTCAGGCTTCAAGCACGTATTACAGCAAATCCATGAAAGGACTCCAGGCAGCGACTTGAAGAAAATGAACGCTTTTTAATAACCAACCGGAGATAAAGATTGGCAAGCTCAAGAAAAGCAGCACTTAAGAGCGTAGATAATGAATCACATGATAATAAATCCCCAAGAATTGCAGTGAACAATTCGTTAAAAATAAGGATTGATGACTTAAAAACATTCGAGCCACTTACACAGAATCAGAAAATATTTTTTGATTCATATAAAAGAGGTGATTATTTTGTAGCATTACATGGAGTTGCCGGAACTGGTAAAACATTTTGTGCATTGTATAAAGCACTAGAAGAAGTACTCGATAAGAGTAATCCATTCAAAAAGATTATTGTTGTTCGTTCAGCAGTTCAATCTAGAGAAATTGGTCATTTGCCTGGAGACGTGACCGAGAAAATGGAAATCTATCAACAACCATATCGACAAATTTGTGAAACACTATTTGGACGTAAAGATGCATGGGATAGACTAGAAGAACAGGGTTACATTGAATTTATTTCAACCTCGTTTATTCGAGGCATGTCGTTTGATGATGCAATTATTATCGTTGATGAAATGCAGAATTTGACATTTGAAGAAATCGATACAGTTATGACTCGAGTTGGTTATCGCTCTAAAATCATTTGGTGTGGTGACTATAGACAGACAGATTTGAATAAAAAGAAGAATGATGTTACTGGTATTCTAAAATTTTTCGATATTGCATATCATATGGGTGCATTTACGAAGATTGAGTTCACAGTTGACGATATTGTTCGAAGTTCATTGGTCAAGGACTACATTTTGGCCAAATTAAAGTATGAAGACAACGTTTCACCACATTCAACATGATATTGACAAACTCGTACGAGTTGATTCCCCAAATGGTAGGGTTTATCAGACACCAACTGGTAGATCCTATCCATCGGTCACATCTGTTCTCGGGATTCTCGGGAAAAAAGAAATCATGGAATGGCGAGCTCGAGTTGGAGAAGAAGAAGCAAATCGAATCTCCTCTCGAGCAGCAAGACGAGGAACTGCTATACACTCGCTTTGCGAAGACTATCTATGTAACAAAGAAGTCACGCCTGGACCTTTTGATTTAGAGACGTTTAATTCTATAAAACCATACCTGGACAATATAAATAATATACATTGTCTGGAGACTCAACTTTATTCAAACTTCCTTCAGGTTGCAGGTACAGTAGATTGTATTGCCGAATATGAAGGAAAACTTTCTATTATTGACTTTAAAACGTCAAAGAGAGTTAAGTCGCGAGACGATATTCATGGTTATTTCATGCAAACTGCTGCGTATGCTGTTATGTTTGAAGAAAGAACCGGAATTCCGGTAGGAAGATTAGTTATTATCATGTCAGTTGATGACGATAAACCACTAATCTTCAGGGAGAAACGAGACGATTGGATAAATAGATTTATAGAGTTAAGAGAAGATTATTCTAAACTCATGAACAAATAAAGGAACAGAAATGGCTGTTATAGTTAAGAGCGATAGAATTACATTTCCGACTGGTGATCAAACTGCACCAGGTGTGGATATTAATACGTTAAAGGCAATGACGACTAATACTTCACCAGTTCATGGTGGGGTGGCGTGGGGATCCCATTATAACTGGGATAGACGTCAAGAAGCACAAAACGTGCGTGGTAGATACTACGTTTCAAGATCAAACTACGCAGGAGGTGGTATTCAGTTAGCCGATGCATATGGTACCATTTACTACAGCAATGGTTATACAACCACAATCGGAAATGATAGTGTTACGTTTGCAAATAATACCGGATACTCGTTAAAGGTTAACGTTAGAGCTTGGGCGGGACGATGGACTGACGATACAGAATATCATTCAGTGTGGCGTGGTGGTTCTATTTCAAATAACTATACACATTCGGGTGGTACACAAATTATCAGTACAAACTCTAATGATACTACGTATGTAGATACGATTCCAGCAAACACCTCGTATACATATTATCACTATTGTGGTCTACCGGGTGGTAGTGGTGGTGACCAACTTAATGCATATTTCACAGTTAGTTTTAACACATGGGTATAATATAAACGTTTCATTATGAAAATTGAAGAAATAGATTATTCGAAAATAAGTGCATATATCCCTGAGGTTTTACAAGCGTTCAATGGCAAACAAGCTTTGAACGCTTGTTCGCTGGAAGAATTTAGAGATGCATTTAGAGTTAACCAAATGCAATGTAAGGCATGGTTATTAGATAATATTGCGTTTGTGAATAAAGAATCAAGTGTATTAGTTATAGGATCATGGTTGGGTTTCACTTCTTATTGTCTTTATAAAATGGGATTTAAGAATATAAGCGAGACAGATCCGGATGATAGACTTGAAGTTATTGCTAATGCAATAAATGGAGTTAACGAAAAATTTATTCATTTGAACAAAGACGTTAATTCAATTGACATAACAAAATATGACTTAGTTATAAACACTTCATGTGAGCATATCCTCGATAACAGTTGGTTCTCTTCTATAAAACCTGGTGCAATAGTAGTTCTTCAGTCTACGAATTTCAAATGTGATGATCATGTAAACACTGTTGAAAGTATAGATGAGATGAAACGTCTATATGATATGAAAATTATCTATGAAGATGAACTAAAACTAAATGATATTTTTACAAGATATATGCTAATTGGTATTAAAGATGTATGATATTTTTTTCATCTGTTATAACGAAAGTAACAGAATACAGAATTGGAATAGAGTTATAGAATTACACCCTAATGCTAGAATGGTATATGGCGTTAAAGATATAGCAAAAGCACATTTAACATGCAATGAACTTTGCACAACTGAAAGATTCTGGACAATCGATGGAGATAATTGGTTGTTAGATAGTCTGCATGTTGATGAATACGAAGAAGATTTGATATTTTTTGATGCAATAGATCCAATAGACAATTACATTTCTACAATAGGTGGCGTTAAACTGTGGAAGAAAAACAGTTTCATTAATACTACAATGGACAAAGGTGATTTTTGTAAATACGCAACAAAATCATATAGAGTAATTCATAAACCTCTGTCAATTCATAAGTATGATAATACTCCAGAAGAAGCATGGAGACACACCTTTAGACATATCGTAAAGTCATTAACTGGAATTATTAGTAAAGAAGTTTTAGAAGATAATTTAAATCGCGCAAAAGAACATGAGCATCTAAATCCCCACAGTTATCGTGGATACTTAGATGCTCTAGAATATGCTAAAGAATGCAATGATGATTTTGCTAAAATAAATCTAATAAATGATTATGATTGGTTGTCATTGAAATGCGCCAATAACGTGTAATCTCCATTCCGTCGAACAGTTCATTGCAGAATGTGTTTCTCTAGTATCTACTTTATATGCATTTCCGACTGGCATTTCAAATAAACCATAATCTTTAAAAACAAAAAAGCATTGTTCGTTTGTTATCAATGGAATATGTAAGCGGGGTGAATCATCCCTATGCATTGAATAACATGATCTTGGTCTTAACCACATTAATCTAGTGCGTTTAAGACCAAACTCATTTATGATTTCTTCGAATATGCTATTTTTGAAGAAAGGATTGAGTATACATTTAGACCAATCATCAGATGGTTTCATTCTTCCAACGGCATCATTCCATGGATCGCTATACAAATATTGTAATCCCGCTTGCTTACCGTTGGGATATTCAGTCCATTGAATATCCTTTTCTATATTTGTATACTCATTCAATAATGCAGTATGATCCACACTGCTCATAATTTCAAAAAACATATTATACCTGAGTTACAGTTGGAATTATCGTAGACCAATCTTGAGTTTCTACTAAAGAATTCCAAGAAACACTTATTGGCACGTTAATTACTAATGCTAGAACTGGTTCAGTGATATGAGTAGAAGATATAGAAGATGTATCGACAACCATCGGAGAATCAATTACAACTTCTTCTTTTACATATAATGATTTGACAATCGGTTGAATTGGATTCGGTGTTGTCAAATCAACGAAATCATATGTTTTCAATGTTATCGTTGGTGTTTCTACTAATGGAAGCATAATAACTGCATTATTATGCTCGTACGTATGCGGTGCAGATGACGTTAATATTTCTGCTAAATATATTGAATCTAGTGATTTAGGCACAAATGGCAATTGATCCAATACATCAGAAATGCAAGGATTTGATAAATCTGATTCTACTAATACTGCTTTTCTAACATAATTATTTATGATAGTCTTTTCAGATGTGTTAGTATATAGATCTATTAGAGCTTGTTTGTCGTAAGTAATATTTTTACGCAAGTATCCGGACATGAGGAATTCCTTTCGATTAACTTTTTATATTTATATAACATGAACAACTACATAAAACCACTCAAACTGTCTTTAAACTTTGATTATTTATTAAATCTAGCATTAGACACACTTTCCAAAAATTCTGTTCCTGGCACATATGATATAAAAGCATTTAGAAAGTGCGAAGATGACGAATATTTGACATCTATAAGAAACATTTTCCCGTGTCTTAGTCCTTATTTTACTATTTTACGGTATAGACAAAACCAAGGTCTTCCGGTTCACGTAGATAAAGCTAGAAATTGCACGTTGAATATACCATTGGCAAACTGTGAAAATACTATAACTACATTTTATGAAAGTATGAATTTACATGAATACGATATAAGCGATGATTCTGCTGGGAAAAGTGGAAATATTATAGTTATAAAGAACAAGTTAAAAGAAGTGTTTAGTTTTACCATGACAACACCGGTGTTATTTAATACATCTATACCGCACAGTGTTATGAATTATGGCGAAAAAGAAAGAATTATGTTAACTTGGCCTTTGACTCTGCAACATGATTTTGAAATGGGACTAGATATATTTAATGACGATGCTGTAAATGCTTTAAAACTTTAGTCACATTGTCTGATGTCATTGGAACATTCATAATCAAATGAATACTATCTGATGTCCAACTTATAGTTCTATGTGTTTTGCGAGTATTTACATAATAAACTCTACCCGGTTCTATTATAAGTTTTCTATCGGTTTCCATAATCCAATCATATTGCATAGGTCCACAGTTGTTTAGAAACGCAACTAGTCTGAATGAATTTCTTGGCATTGATGGATGATCTCTATGCGGTAGAAAATAACCACCAACACCCGAATTAATTAAAAAAGTTCTTCCGAGTGGAGTAAACTCTTCTAGAACTGGAGATAAACTATGACATGCATCGTATACTTCAGTCGGTTGATTGAATTCTAATTCTGTAACAGGTCTACCAAGTTCTGCAATTGCTTGTGCTTGACTTGGATTATCTTTATGCGTTTTTCCAGGAAGATTTGTCAAAGACAATGCTTTTCTATTATTGTGAATATGTGGACGCGGTAAGTAATCTACCCATTCTGTTTCGAATTTAGATATTTCACTCATAAATTGCGAAGTATCTATTTTAAAGTCTAATGGTTCGCAATCTCCTAGATTCAATAACGCCAATTCATTAGCAATACATTCTAAACTTACGTCATTTGAATTGTATTTCACAGGACGTTGACTTATTTCGTTCGGTTGAACTATAGTATTTGTCATCACATTGTTCCAGTATCAATAAAATCATTTTTATAAAAAGCCCATGCTCTTTCGCAGCATTGCCAACATTTTCCACATTTAATTGTTTTAGATGCGGTACAGGTGTGTGTAATATTTGGAATATCTAATAACTTTAAATCCTTGATGATTTTCACAGTATCTGCTTTAGTGTAATCCCAGAATATGTCAAGTATCTTTTTATGATTAGCTTTTACTCGTTTAGGCCCATTATAAAAACTTCCATCTGATTCGATAAATCTATCATATTCATAATTTGGTAGTAGTTCTGGTGGATCTAAACTTTCAGGATTTTTTGTTATAGCAGTTAATGCTAAATCGAAATCGTGTTTTCGAATAGCTTCTATTACGCCTGATCTAACTTGAGTACTATGGTGTCCATTACCTGTTCCAACAAAGATTATAGGTGAGTCTTTTAGTCCAAATGTTTTATCAATATATTCTACTATTCGTTTTGCGTGTAATTCAGAATCATCTGGTCTTTTTACGCAAAAGTATTTTATTTCAACATCTGCATTAAGTTTGCGTTTTATGTCATGTAATAAATATGCTAATAGAGTGGAATCTATTCCACCAGATATGAAAACACCTATCACCTTGTGTGTTTTTACAATGTCTTCTATAATTTTAAGTATCATGGTATAATGATGAGAAATGAACAACAAATTTGTAATATAAAAAGTAGAATTGGTGATCCATATTCTATTTCTGATTTTTTATCGAATGATGATATAGAGTATCTACTAAAACTCTACAAGTCGCGCGATACAAAAATCTATAAAAATACAGGACCAGTAGTACTTGATTTGAATTATCTACTAGATGATCCTATAATTTCAAAGATTCTTCATAAAATAAGAAATGAAATCGGTCCATATAAAATAACTTCTGCGTTTTTCTTTGAAACATCGTATCCACATGTTATTCACAATGATGATTTAATTCAACTGCCTGATGGTATATATAAGGCTATTGCTATACCTTTAGAAACTATACGCGAATATGAATCACATGATTTTCCAAAACTCTGTTTCTTTGATCAGTTTTATTTTCATGGCCCTTCTAAGTTTTTTAAAAATAGCGAAAACGATGGTATAAAGGTTCACTATAATAAAAGTGTATTTGACTATAGTGAAATAGATGGTTTGTTAAATTTTAACACAATAGACGATGATACGTATCAACGTTTATTTACACATATGAAACCGCAGTGGTTAGAAGGTCTAAGTCTACATTCGTTACTTGAATGGAAACCTACTACTGCTTTAATATTTGACAGTACTAGATTGCATGCTGCAAGTGATTTTAGAAAGTTAGGGATAAAATCTAAAATAGCTATAAGTGTTTTTACTGCAGTATCTTTAGATGAAAAGATAGAATATATTAATTTAAAAGAGGCACAAGATGTTTGAATGGACTTTTAGAAAAGCTGC